TGAAGGTAGAGCGATGGCACAAGCACCTATGCCTGGTATGCCTCCCTCTGGCGGCGGTATGCCTCCCCCACCTGGCGGTATGCCGCCTTCTCCCCCACCAATGTAAGGAAACATCATGGATTTGTTCAAACCCCGTGGCGCAGCCGCACCCCGTAGACCTACCGATAACAACCAACAAAACGGTGTTATCACAAACACACCACGTTTTGCACAGCTTGGCGGCTTGAGTGCCCCCAACAAAGTTGGCAAAACTGGCATGGCTGTTCAAAAGCCAGGCGATGGTAAAAAAGTAATTTAATCGTATAAAGAGGGTAACTTTATGTCACTAGAAAATCTGTCCTTAGAAGCCCGTGATGAGTTGGCGCAACTTGCCCAAACTCTTGCGGAAAACCCAGACACTCGCAAAGAATTCTTGCGGATGACAAAGCGGGTTAAACCTGACCTCCCAATCCCTGAACTTGACATTGAGGACTACACCAATCGGGCTGTTGATAAGTCTGAGCAACGTGTACAAGCCTTGGAAGCTAAGTTGCGGGAAAGAGATGCAGTTGAGGAATTACAGAAACGCCGTAATTCTTTGATGAAAAAAGGTTTGATTTCTAACGAGTCAGAGATTGATGACGTAGAAAAAATTATGTTGGAGCGTGGCATCAACAACCACGAAACAGCCGCTGAGTACCATGCGTGGATGAAACAGGCAGCAGTGCCTACCTCTTCAGGATACAACCCAAGTGCTGTAAAGCAATTTAATTTGGGTGCGTATTGGAAGAATCCTTCTGCCGCAGCACGGAACGAGGCAATGAATGCACTCAATGACCTGCGTAAACCGCAACGTCCTATTGGGTTGTAAGAGGGTAATTTTTTAAACCACGTAAGGAGGCCTTATGGCTATTGGCGGCGGCATCATACCAGCTACAGGGTCAGCACAGTTCAATGAACTGACTTATGTAACTCGTAGAGCCTTTATTCCCAAGCTGGTTGTCCAGCTTTACAACTCGACACCTCTCATGGCGGCACTGATTGCCAACAGTCAGCAAGCCTCTGGTGGTGTATCTTCTGTAACCGTTCCTGTCCAAGGCGCACAGTTTGTGAACGCTCAGTGGTCTGACTACAGTGGCTCTTTCGCCCAACCGTCAGTACAACAAGGTGCTTACAACGCTGAATTTGACCTGAAACTGATGATTTCTCCCGTGCCGTTCCTCGGTATGGAAGGCGCAGTTCAGCAAGATGCAGCGATTATCCCGTTGATTGAAGCACGTATGAACGATGCGACCAACGTGATGATGGACGCAATGGCTACGGCTTTGTACACCAACACCACGAATACACAACAGTTTATCGGCTTGCCTGCTGCTGTTGCTAACTCTGGCACATACGGCAACATTGACCGTGCTACATACACATGGTGGAAATCCACTCAGTATGCTGCTGGCTCAGTTAACCCCACTCGTCAAAACATCTTGCAATACATCTCTGGCACAGTGAAAGCTGGCGCTGAGATGCCTTCATTTGGTGTTTGCGGCTTTGGTACTTGGACACTGTTGGCTCAAGACTTTGTCGGTCAAGAGCAATACGTCATCACCCCAGGTTCAGGATTTGACGGTGACAACAATGGCCCTCAAGCAGCTTTCCGTGCTTTGATGGTTGCTGGCGTACCTATCTATCCAGACCCTTACTGCCCTGAAGGTACTGTGTACTTCCTGAATACCAACTACTTGTCTCTGTACATCCATGAGCAAGGTTCGTTTGTGTTTACAGGCTTTGAGTCCACACTTCCTAACTGGCAAATTGGTTATGTTGGCGCTGTTTTGATGATTGCCGAATTGGTGAACGTCAAGCCTAAGTCAATGACCAAGGTGACGGGTTACAACTACCTCTCACTGTAAGGAGAAAAAGACATGGCTTTAGCACTAAACAAAATCATTCTTGCGAATGCAACCACCAACACTGCTGGTGCTTATTTCTCCAACGTCACGCTGACTGCCGCTAACGCAGGTACTGTGATTCCCGCAGGTACATACCTGTTGTTTCCTGCCGCTAACGTGGTGATTACTGCCAACAATGGTTCATCTATTACAACTCTGCTTGCCAATAACACTGGCGGTATGATTTTGTCTGATGGTGTTAACTTGTTCGCACAGTCTACTATTGCTGGCGCTGGTTCTGTTACCGCTTTGACCATCAATGGTGGTATCTCAGCAAACAGCACTTACGCAAGTTAAGGAGACAGCATGGCTAACTCGAATGCTGTAGGAACTCGTTATCCCGATAGTTTTGGAAATTACCTTGTTGGTATTACCTCTGCTCCCGTAGGTTTGGGAAGCACTGGTAATGCTGTTGCGGTTATTCCTACTATTGGTACAAGCTACATTGTTCGCCGTATAACCGTGTCTCAAGCAAACGGAACTGTTGCTGCTGCAAACGTCACTATTTTCACAAGTAGTGACGGTGTGCTTGCAAATGCAGTTTCAAATGCAACTGTGTTAGCAAACGTAACAGCTACAAACAGATACCAAGATTTGAACTTGACAGCAAACACTGCCACAACAATCTATTCTGGTTCTTTGTTCTTGTGCGTTAACACAGCGGCTGCGGCAAACAACACGGTTGAAGTATCCGTGTACGGTGACGTTGTAACTTTATGATTGAAGAAGTCTATGTAACCAACAACTCCGACAAGGACTTGTACGCTGAGTACAACTTTGTAGGTTTTGATTTCCCTGTAGGCAAGACAGTCAAAGTGCCTGTCCCTGCCGCCAGACACATGCTTGGTTACGGTGACGAAAACAAAGAGCCGTATCTTGTCTTGCTAGGCTTGATACGGCTTCATAGTGAACTTGAAGATGCAATGGAGAAGTTTGAAAAGGTAGAAATATCTGAAACTCCTCCTGAAAAGAACCGCTCGTTACCCTCGGCGGTTGGCGTAGTACCCTTGCGGATTGAGAAATCCGTTGGGGGAAAGGTCAATCAGAGGGTTGCTTAACATGAAGGTAACATGGCAACTCTCTCTTCCTACATCACGGAAGTACAGCGTTTACTGCATGATGCAAACTCTGTATTCTGGTCTACTCAGGAGCTAACGGACTACATCAATGATGCCCGTGAGCGAGTAGCCAGAGATACTGGGTGTTTACGCACCTTGCAAATAACGGCTACACCTATCTCAAGCACAGGTGTAGCTGCGACTGTCTGGACTGCGGGAGCAACTGTTACCGCTGGTCAATTTATTTTCAACAACATCTTTATTTACTCTGTTGTTACTAGCGGTACGCTCAGTACAACTGCACCACCTTATCCTGCGGCTGGCTACACTTTCCCCCCCTCTACTCCATTTACAGACGGTACAGCCACACTGCAATATTCTGGCCCTGCTGAGATTATTCCCTACGGAATATTGACCAACGGCACAACGCTAGACATCCTGAACGTAAACATTTACTGGGGTAACAGCCGTATTCCGCTACGGTACTTGCCTTGGTCAAATTTCAATGCCCAATTGCGTTACTGGCAAAACTATGTAGGCAGACCTATTTGTTTCTCTGTCTACGGACAAAACACCATTTACATAGGGCCTGTGCCTGACCAAGCGTATGTTGTCGAGATTGACTCCACCATCTTGCCAACTTCTTTGACTCAGCAAAGTCCTAATGCGGTTGACCAGATTACTGACCCCTACACCACACCTGTGCCTTTCTATGCGGCTTACAAAGCCAAGTACAAAGAGCAGTCTTATGGTGAAGCGGAAATCTATAAACAAGAATATCTCAAGCAAGTAAATGCGGTTTTGAACAGCACATTTACTCGCCGTATCCCTGACCCCTACTCAACTCCGTACTAATCATGGCAGCAGCAGAGCAAAAGAAGTCCTATGCTGTCATCAAGAACTTCAAGGGTCTGAACACCAAGGCCAACAGAACGGCTATTGATGAAGAAGAATTCTCTTGGATTGAGAATGCCATGCCTATTGGTTTTGGCAATATCAAGATTGTTCCCGCCCAAGTAACTATCAAAGACGGTGGCAACAACGCTATTTCTTTTGCCAACACTGTTACCAGTTTTGAAAGTTGTAACCTTGGAGTGTCTGACTATTTGTTGGCTTTTGAAGCCAACGGTAGAGGCCAGTACGTCAAAATAGACACAGGCACAGTTGGCAATATTGCTGTTAACGGTACGTTCTCCTCGTCCAATGTCTCTGTTGCTCAGTACAAGAATGAGCAAGTATTTATAGGTGACACAGACAAAGGCTTGTTTACTTGGAACGGTACTGACCTTATCAACGTAGGCTCTGTAGGAACTATAGGCATTACTGCCAAGGGTTCAGGCTACACATCTGCGCCAGCAGTCACCATTTCTGCCCCTAACCAAACAAATGGTGTCCAGGCTACAGCCACATCTACCATTACAGCCAATGCGGTATCTTCTATATCCATCACCAACGGTGGTAGCGGGTACACATCTGCCCCTACAGTGACTATTACAGGCGGTGGTGGCACAGGTGCTACTGCTATTGCCCAAGTTTTGACCTTCACCAAGGGTGCGCTCTACATACAAGTAACAAATAGCGGGTCTGGTTACAACACGCCTCCCGCTGTGACTATCACTGGTGGCGGTGGTGCTAATGCCGCAGGTACGGCTATCGTGTCAGGAAACTCCGTGACGGGGGTCATCATGACCAACGTGGGGGATAACTACACTTCTGTACCTACTGTCAGCATAGCTGCGCCCCCTACACCTACAGGAAATACAACGGCTACAGCGTTAGGAGTTCCTAACTTAGACCAAATTGTTAGCGTTGCTACATTCTCAGGAAGAGTTTGGGTGGCAGCAGGTCGCACAGTTACTTACTCATCTGCTGTCAGTCCCTATGACTTTGTGTCTGTGTCTGCTGGTTCTGTCACTATTACCGACAGTACCTTGCATGGCAACATCCAATATCTGTTGTCTGCCAACAACTTCCTGTACATTTTTGGTGAAGACAGCATCAACGTCTTCTCTTACCTGCGGGTGACCTCTACAGGTTCTACCTTGTTTACCAACACAAACGTGTCTGCTTCTGTAGGCTCTAAGCTGAAGTACGGTGTTTTCCCTTACTTTAGGTCTGTGTTGTTCATGAACAACTACGGCATGTATGCCTTGGTAGGCTCAACAACATCCAAGATTTCTGACCAGTTAGATGGTTTGTTCCCCTACATAGACTTTACCAAGCCCGTATCAGGCGGTCAGGTCTTGCTCAACAACATCCTGACAGCCGCATTTAACTTCTACTTGTCTGCGTCCTACCCTTACGCCACAGGCGGTAGGTACGTTCAGGCGGTGTTCTTTGAGAAGAAGTGGTTTATTACCAGTCAGGGTAATACGCTTAATTTGGTCAACTCTGCTCCTGTAAGCGGTGTTATCAA